CTCTCTTATCTCTTTTCGCATATCTTCTCCGTTAACTTGGAAAGCATCATCATACATTACTGCAAATGGTTTTCTAAGTCCTGAGAAGTAATCGTCTGCTACAGATCTTACCCATATTCGTCCTTCGATAGGGACTCCTTCAATTTGTGCTATTGCATGCGCTAGCTCTTGCGTCCATGTTGATTTACCAACACCTGACGGTCCTGCCATGTATATGCAATAGGGATCAAATCTCATTCCTCCCTGTCCTTTACTCTTAATCATAACGTCATATAGTTCTGAACAAGTCTTAAAGCTAAACTTAATCAAGTTAGATAGTTGTGGATGACGGTTATCACCACAATACTTCTTGATATAAGTATTTGCTTTATCCTTGAGCATAGCTATCTCTTCTTGCAAAGAAACAGTATAATTAATCGTCTGTCGAATATCTCTTGTGCAATTTATGCTACTCGCGTAGACAATTACACACATCATCCTTGTCTGCTTTCAAATTCTGTGAATACATTGCTAGTGGGTGTTTCTCACCTAGTAAGAAAAGTGTTACCTTCTCAATTACCATTCCAATAAATCCACATAATTTTGGGATATTATCCAAAGCTCTTGTCACTTTAAACAATCCATCGCAAGACTTCAATGCTCTATCTATCGTATCTCCTCTCATCGAGTTACCAATGAGGGAAGCCATTGCTGCTGTAATGATCGCTCCTAAGGCCTGATTTCCAAAAATCATCATCCCCTCTGCGGATTGCTCCTGCACTGGTTCTGCCTCGCTGCATTCAATCGGCTGTCCTTTCGTCGCTTTCGAAAATAAGTTATTGAATTTCGGGTATACCACACCTGTAGTTTTATCTACAAATGCACTAATGTAATCCTTAATACGTGCCATAAATTTCTCCATATCTGTGATAAGTGGTGTAAACCACACTATCAATCTTGATACGAGAACTCCATAGAACACATATCTCGGTACAAATTGGTATATCGAAATAACTGTTACCAGCTCAATAACCCATTGTACGATTGTCATCATTCCAATGGTTCCAACTTCCATAACTCTCATTGCTCCACTCGTTAAAGTGTTCGTCTTATCATGCAAGACTGCTGTTATGTCTTTCATGCCTTCTCTCACTGAATCTCCTGCTTTAATAATCTCTTGCTTTAGTGTTTCCACTGTAGCATTAAGATTATTAACATCAAGAGAATCAAGCTTCTCACTTATTTGGTCTAGCACTACTGATGCTTTCTCGAAGGTTTCTATTGATTTCTCAACAGAGGTACCTGCTTTCCACATCTGCTCATTAACTTCCTCTACTACATCATCTGTAAACAGATGTGTAACTTCGCATTTCTCAAACTCAAATAAGGGTTCGATTCCTGCTCGTTTACATAAAAAGTTAAATTGCATCTTACGTCTCAATCTCATTCGTTTTCCAAATTGGTGATTCCTGAGTATCTTCTTCAAAACATACATAGCATGTACAAAATTTCCTCGTTGATCAAATCTACTTCGCAATAGATTATAATATCGATAAATTGATATTAATTTCCATGGGTGATCCTGAATGGATCGCTCAAAGGCTTCAACGGGGTCATAAGTATATCTACGAGTATGATAAGATCGTCTCTTCCACATCTTTCGTATCTCTTCTCCTATCGGAGGTCGCTTCGGTAATTCATTATACATAACTCTTTCTGTGTTTTTCTCAAATTTCTGTTTTACAACATTAATTTTTGAAAATGGCACATACGTATTTATGTATTCTTCTTCACTTTCAACATCCTCTTCATCCGAATTTCCAGATTGTTCCTGCACTACTTCTATTTCAAAGTAACTTCTATACATATCTAATCGTTGTTCAATTCCATTTCGTCGTCGTGGAGATGTAATATAAGATGCAAGGTGTTCTAACTCCTCAAACATCTCAATTTCTCTCGTGATTGTCGATTCATCTACGGATATCATCAAGTAATAAAGTTCACAATCTAAATAGTAAAATTCGATCATTTTCTTTATTTCATGAATATCCGAGATCAGTTGTCGTCGTCGCCGATGATCCCTGCATTGCTGCAGTTCACATCTTAAAGTCTGATCAATACCTTTTAAATTATCAATCAACTGTCCGTTACTACACTCAAGTGCGTCACATTGAAAAGGTGGTACTTGAACTTCGTCTAGAATCTGCATATTGTCTCGATTTATTGCTTCTAAAATTCGTCTATTTCGCGTTTCTTCGTCTAAGTCAATAATATTTTCTAACAAATTTCTTAATATACTCATTTTATTTTCGTTTATTTTATAATTCAATTTAAGTCGCTTTATATTATTATCTTTAGTTGTCACCATAAGTCGAAATTTTAATTTGACATTGATTACTGTGTGTCCACGTCGCTTAGTGTGGTTTTTCATATAACTGATATTTATAACTATTGTCATTCACTACTTCATCTATCAATCTTGAAGGGACCCTTTTGGGGTACTCTCCCAACCAGCCCGAAGGCCGCAAACAGCTATTAACCTGTTTACCAAGGGTTGCGAG